TTGCTCGCATTGCCCATTAGCATTGCAAGCCCAGATGCAGTACGGCCAGCGCCACCAGCGCCCTGGCCCTGTAGGTATTTCGGAATCGCAGAAACATCGTCTGCGAGCGTGATAATAGCTTCGAGCACCTTCAACAAATCGCCTGAGTTGCTGTTTGGCTGGAAAAACCATATCGGCCCCTTGTCATTGGTGGTATTCATCCCGATTGGATCGTTGCGCACCCGCCAACGTTTCCACGGATAAAGTTCGTCTCCGTTCTCAGTCGGTGACAACCGGCTCTCGTCAATCACGACCTGCGGGCCCGACGCGATCGACAAGTTGTTAACCAGCGATCGCAGCGAAGCGTTCGCAACTTCCTGCAGGTCGGCAATGAGTTCGATCAGCGACGCGCCCACGATCGAGCCCGGGGTCTTGTCGAAGCTCGTAAAATAGAACGGGTGACGCTTGCGTGGCGACACCGAAATAGCCGCCTTGATCACGTGGCCGCCGATCGTCAGAATTTCCGCGTTGTAGTCCCGGAGCCCCTCGGGATCGGTGGGGGGCATCTGCACGCCATATTCCGTGAGCAGCCGCCCCTGGACGTTGCCCCAATAGCCCATGACGCTGATCAAACCGCTACGGTTCCATGCCGGATTTTCACGATTTTCGAGAACTGCGCGCTCTGCGTCCGGTGTGTCCCAATTGTCATAGAGACCCCCGCGCCCGTATTCATCCAGGGCGGCCAGAACCTCCGACTGGTTGTATCCAGGTAGATCAAGTAAGTCATTGATTTCACTGCGAGTATATCGCATTTTCTCGATAATTTCAGCATTCTTCGGGTCTGCAACCCCCGGTGTCCAATAGACGTCGAACGGGCTCGGAGCGACCCAAAAAAGCTTGGGAACTGTGTTGATCTGCGGCTGGCCGCCGCCGGGGGGCCACTCGATTTCGGTCACCATCCGCACAACGGGACCCTTCAGGACCACGAATGGGAAGATAGGTATCATGGTGAGGAGGTCGGACAGGGCGTTGTAGAAATCCCCCTCGCGCAGTAGCTCATCGATCTTGTCAGTCGACCACCGGGCCTGCTCAGTCGCCTTCTTACGGGCGGCGTCTTCGGCGCTCTCGTAAAGCGCTTGCTTGCGTTGTTCCATATCGTCGGGTGAAGGGGGTGGCTGGCCGACAGTTTGTAACGTCGCGGCCGCCTGCTGGCCCTCCTGCTGCACGAACTGACTGATTTTCTGGTAAATTTCGTCCGGGACTTCTGGATCCGGCGGAGGGTCGATCGCCCACGGTCGGTCGGTTCCCAGGTAGATATCACGAAGAAGTGATGACGCCGCGCGGCACTTTTGGGTGCTAATGCGAGCATAGACCTCAGAGCCGCCCCACGCCCGAATGTTGATCAGCTTCGAAGCAGCGTACTGACCGTTGTACGTACGGAGCCCTTCCAACAATCGCTCCGTCCAACCCGAGACAGTGTTCCGATGGTTGCGAAAAATCTCGTACCGGGCCTTCACGTAGCCCGCGAGATCCGACATCACCGGCGCGGGCGCCTGGTTGAGGAGAGCTTTCTGCTGAGCTTGCTGCGCGAGTTGGGCTTCAAGGGCCGCGGGGGGCACGACCGAAATGACGCCGGCTTGTCCTAGCTGATCCATGGTTCTTCCGCAGGAGTGACAGGGCCTTCCAGGGAGTAATCACAATGTGTTTACTACTCGTTAACGCCCTGGCATGCAATAAGAGCGTGCATGCAGTTACCGTCTACCAAGGTCGTCACCCTCCCCGCTTTCGTGACCGCGACTTATATCGCGCGCCTCGCACGTGCAATCGTTATGGAGTTGCAGCCGCTCGAACGCATCCTTGAAGAATTCAAGCTCGCACAGGATGAGTACGCAGTCGTCAAACTCATCCCCTATTTCAAGCGGGTGTGCGAAGAGTTCGCCGCCGAATGGAATCGTATCACATCCACCCAGGACAGGCTACGCCTTATTTCAGCCGTAATGCTGGAAGAAGGATTGCCTCGCCTAGGATCCCAGATGGTTGATCCAAACATAGGAGCGGCCGTTGCCGTCGAGACAGGAAAGTTCTTCGCGAAAATTGCAGGCGTCGGCGATGGACCTAAGGTCAACGAAGCGTCTGCGGGAGATAGATTCACAATTACGATCAATCTTGGCGAAGATCACAAGCTCAAATTTACCAAAGATGTCACACCGCGAACTTCAGAGGTTGAGGCATCTGCGGAGTCAGATACTTTACCAGAGATCACCGAAAGGGAAACTGCAGCGCCGACAGTGGCTAACAAGCCCACGAGGGAAAGCGTACAAACATCGGGGGAACGTGTCCCCGAAATCGAAGATGATGTCGAAGAAATATGATCAATCCCCAAAGGGTATCGTAAGAAAATACCGCTACGAGTACAAGCGTAACCTACAACAGGAGCAGCTATGAGCCCGCCTCGGAAAACAGACAAGGATTATCTCCGCGACGCGAGTGAAATCATTCGCAAGCAAAGTGTAGAGATCGCGGATTTTCGTCGAACCGTTAAACAGCAGCAGCGAGAACTAGACCAACGCGAAAAAATCCGCGAGGTCATTTTCCAAATTGCCTCCCACGATCCCGATCCCCCGGAGTGGACTTACAAGCTTCCTAGCTCTCACAGTGTACGCGGTACGCCAGTTGGCATATGGAGCGACTTCCATTGGGGCGAGCGTTGTCGCCGCAACCGGCAAAACGGCATCATGGAGTTCAATGCTAGGATCGCCAAGGACCGCCTAATCTATCTCACCGAGCGCACCGTCGATTTGTGCTACAATCATATGGGTGACCCGAAAGCCAAGTACCCCGGCATTATCATAGGGCTCGGCGGCGACTTGGTCGGCGGAGACATTCATGAGGACCTTGCGGTTACCAATGATCGTACCCCACTTCAAGCGGTCAACGATCTCACTGACAACCTCGGGGCAGCGTTCGAACGTCTGCTTTCTGCCTTCAGCTACGTCTACGTTCCGTGCGTCGTCGGCAACCACGGCCGCACACACAAGAAGCCCCGGGCCAAGTTCATCGCGGAGAACAATTATGACTACTCCGTCTATCTCAATCTCATTCGATATTTCAAGAAACAACGACGAATCAAATTCACCGCGAGTGAAGGTCCAGATTGTCATTTCAAGTCCTACCATCACCGATTCTGCCTCACTCATGGCGATCGACTCGGTGTTAAAGGAGGCGACGGCATCATTGGCGCAATTGGACCGATCATTCGAGGGGCTGTCAAAATCAGCCGACAAAAAGCTTCAATAGACCAAGGCTTCGACACGCTGGTCGTCTGTCACTACCACGAGTACATGCCGATGCCCCGCGTGGTGGTGAACGGCGCGCTCAAAGGTCCTGACGAGTACAGCACCAACCAACTCCGCATCCCGCCGTCTGTGCCAACCCAAGCACTCATGTTTGTGCATCCAAAGTATGGCATCGTCGACCACAAAGGCGTATATCTCGAAGAGCCGAAACAGCTGCAGCGGATCGCGGCCCCTTGGGCCTCCTGGCAAGATGAGTGATCATTCTCTATTCGAGTATGAGGCGCCCCCTACGTGCGCCTCTTTCATGAAGTCCGACGCCTTCACCCGCATCCTCGCGGGTCCGATAGGCTCGGGCAAGACGACCGCATGCATCATTGAACTCATACGACGCGCGGCGGAGCAGCAGCCGTGGACAGACGGCAAACGCTACACGCGCTTCGCTGTCACCCGTCAAACCCTCAAGCAATTGATGGACACCGTCCTGCAAGACTGCCATCTGTGGCTGAAGAGGATTGGCGAGTGGAAGGAGTTCAGGAAAGTCTACCAAATTCGCTTCGGCGATGTGCACAGTGATTGGGTGTTCATCCCGCTCGAAGATGCGACCGACCAGGGCCGGTTACTCTCGATGCAGCTAACCGGCGCATGGCTCTCGGAATGTATCGAAATGAATTTCGATGTGCTGGCGCCTCTCTCGGGCCGCATTGGCCGCTATCCTGCTCCTAAGACCGGCGGTGTGCCGACATGGTCTGGTATCATCGCTGATACGAACATGCCCACGGAAATGACTCCGTGGCACAAGTACATGACGGAGCCACCGATCGATGCACAAATCTTCATCCAACCATCTGGAATGTCCGAGCGCGCCGAAAATTTGGACTATATCGGCCCGCAAACACCCTTCACGGCCAGCCTACCTTTGGGGGACCCAAAACGTCTTGCTCAAGGACGGACGTACTATGAGCGTCTCCTACGTCAGCACGGCGAAGACTCTCCTTGGTGCCGACGTTACGTCTTTGCCGAGTACGGTGACGATCCATCTGGACAGTCAGTCTTTCGAGCTTCTTTTATCCCTAGCTTCCATGGAGTGGATAGTACCCTTGTCATCCCTGGCTACCCTATCATTATCGGACAAGATTTTGGACGAAATCCCTGGTCCATAATTTGCCAGATGGATCATCAAGGCCGCTTGATCGTGCATGAAGAAGTCCCCGCGGAAAACATCGGGCTCGAGAAACACATCACTCAAAACCTTCGTCCTCGTCTTCTGCAGGGGAAGTATCTCGGCTCAAAACTGTTCGTCGTTGGCGACCCCGCCGGCGTGGCCAAGAGCACCATTTCCGAAGAGACTTCGTTCGAGGTGATCCGCCGCCTGGGGCTCCCCGCCTACCCGGCGCCAACCAACGATATCGATCCACGACTACGCGCAGTCGAAGCACTCCTCATGCAGCAGCGGAATGCGGGTCCGGCCCTTATGATAAACAAGCTCGGGTGCCCAATGCTGTACCGTGCAATGGCGGGCGGATACCGCTTCCTCAAGAGCAAAGCGGGCGCGCTCAAGCCGACGCCGGATAAGATGGATCCTGAGGGGTATTCTCACGTGGCGGATACACTGCAATATGTAGCCCTGGTCGTCCACGGGGGCCTCGTTCAAGATTTCGCCGCGCGCGCTGCGCAACATTTCAATCCTACCAAGCCTTCTCGTCCCCGCCTCAACGCCGCCGGCTGGACTTAAGTCGTCACACCTAATTTTTGATCCAGCTGATGCTGAATAGCTGCAAGGCGTTCTTTCACCTCGGCCATGATCTGAGTCCGGTTTTGGTCAACAACCTCTGCAAGTCGATGGCTTCCATACTGCTGCAAATCATTAAAACGCCGTACCAGTTCTGTCATCTCGCTCTTCTGTTGGGCAATCGCGACCAAGAGTTCAGTTATTCTACCCGTAGTTAGTTCAAGCTTGTCCATTCGGGTATCGATGATATCCAAGCGTCGATCAGACGCGCCAAAATATCGCCCAACCGCGATCGAATTCACAACGCCGCTGCCCACGAACCCCACAAGAAGAAAAAAAGCAGTAATCACAGTCCCGATGTTTAGAGTCCACTCGAACATTTCCTTGCTCCTACTCGATCTGATCTTCGATCTTGACTACCTGCGAGTCCTCCAAGTAAGCATTGAGCATATCGAGCGCCTTGCGGCGGTGCTCGGGCGGCATAAAATACCCACACGACCACACCGTCTGGATCGCCAATCCGAATCCCTCCAACCGTTTCCGCAGCTTGCATATGACGACGTCGACGATTTTGGGCTCAGTTTCGACCTTGGGATGCGGTCTTCGACTTTCGATCACGTTGTGGAGCATCTTGCGTGTAACTTCTCTCCTTTTCATTAACACCAGGAGTAAACACGCTTGCTGCTGGGTCACCCCAAACAGTCGAACAACGTTAAGCACCAAGAGCGCGTCATCAACTCCGATCTTGGCATACTCCGGGACCCGGTTCTCTCGAGTCCCGTGCACAGGCCAGTCATCGCGGGGCAACTGGACAATAGTACCTTCATCGAGGGCCTCGTCGAAGTGCTCGCGGAGATCGGCAGAGGAGATTTTGGTGCAGCGGGCGATGGCACGAATGGGGATTCCTTCGTTGGCCATTCGGACGGCGATAGCAAGTTCTGTGAGGGGGAAGCCCTCAATGGTCGGCTCGGTGTCCATTCGTTCTCTCCGGGGTAGAGGGAACGACTGTAGTAAGACTTTGGCAAGATTGTGTCAAGATTAAGGCGGCCGCCGGCCGGTACCCCTATGCGAGTCGCGTCGCCCTAAGGATAGCGGGCGGAGACGCGCTACCAGCCGGCAGCCGTGTTCCACCATCCAGTCAAAGTCTTAATCAGACGTAAACTTGGGGGGCGTGTTCAAGATCTAGGGGACTTTTTTCGACGTGCTCAACCGGCTTATTTGGGTAGAACGCTTGTGCGATCTCATTCACTGTCAAGGTCATCCCTGGAAGGATGTAGAGGTTCCCGACGATTTGGGCCATTTGGCGGACGAGCGCGATGGCGGCGTGGTTGACATGCGCATACGTGCGCAATTGCGTACCAGCACCTCTGATCCGTAGTACGTCAGCGCGGGCAAAATGATCAATAACACCATGACCACCAGGACCAAAAATATTGCACAGCCGGACAGTACGACCCCGATACATCCTAACCATTCGCTCAGCCTTAAGCTTAGAGTCCGCATAAGGGGTCCCTGGGTAGTTGATGGCACATGTGGACGCGAAGATAGTCCTGCTTTGATACGCTTCTAGCACTCGAAGCGTTCCCTGATAGTTAACGGCCTCCATGGCCGCCTCGTCCCCGCATTGGGCATCGGTGAGGGCCGCTAGATGGAAGCACCAATCCGCGGGTGGAAATTTGACTTGGCAGACATCTTCAACGGCCCGCTTTCGAATGTCGAAGGTCTCGATGATATTGTACCCGCAGTCGGCGAGCAACTTGCACAAGTGCTTCCCGATGAAACCCATTGAACCCGTAACAACGACGGACGTCTCCGAGGGGGGCTTCTTATTGGGGAAGTGCAGGAGTGTCGCGGTCATCCCATTCCCAATTTTTTACGGGCAGCTTCGGCGAGGCGATGCATGAGCGATGCTTGCGCCGGCCCATACTTCTTCCCCTTGTTCACATGGGTGCATTGCACGTAGTTGCCGCGCGTCTTTGGTGAATAGCCCTCGATCTGCCCAAGCGGCGTACGCTTGAGCACCATCAAACGCGATTGTCGGTTCATGTGCCCGTACCTTCCACGTAGCACACCACACTATTCCCTA